ATTCGGTTGCGTGTCGTACCAGATGTAGCCGTATGCCTTACCAACTGCGTGATATCCAGCGGCGTGGCATCCATTGCGCTGCTGATGCCTCAGAGTGAGGTTGAGTGCCTTCGCTACTGCCCAATCAAGCGCCGCGCCTTCCAGTTCGGAGGTCTTCACTTCGATCATGCTCATAGCTGAGCCCCGTTGGTGATTCGATCTGCAAGGCCGTGAGCGAGAGCCCAGCCGGTGATTAGTGCAAGGGTCACTGCGAAGCCCCGCCACCATGCGTAGCGCAGGGATCGTTGTCTTTGGCTAGCCATCACACACCCCCCAATAGCGCCACGTAGGCGAGAGCCGCTAAGAAAGGCGCCACTCCGCCATACAGCAGGAAGGCGCCGGCTAGGTTCTTCAGGGTCATGGCTGCTCTCCTTCGAAAAGCTCGGGATGAAGCTGTCGGGCTGGGCCGGCAAGCCATGGCCTGCGGATGACGACGCTGATGCCGAACACCCAAAAGCTCGCTGCATTCGCCATCCGCATCTTCATGAAGCGCGGCCGGCGCAGTGAGAAGCATCGAAAGTCGACGCTGATCCAGCTGGCTTTAGGTAGGCTCGGATGGCGAATATGGGCGTCATGCTTCAGGCTGTGAATGCTCATGGCTGCTCTCCTTGCAGGGCTGTTTCGATGCGCTTTCTCACTGGAGTCAAATCCTCCCAATGGATTGCCTCGATCATTGAGGTGCGCGTTTCGGCCAGTAGCTGTTTCAACGAATCCCGCTCAGCGAGAAGGGCTTCGTAGTCGTCCGCGTCAACATACGGCCCGTCTTCCATCTCCACGATGCCCGACTCGAATCCGCACATGCCGTACCGCTTCACTTCCTTGCTCATGCCGCCTCCTGCTTGATCTGCTCTGCCTTGCTGCGCAACTGCGCCGCGTGGTGTTCGATGAAGGCCGCCTGGAGCTTGTCGATGTCGTAGGCGATGACGTTCAGGTACTCCGCCAGCTCTGGGTTGAATCGCCCGATCAGGCCTCTGTGGCTCTCCCAGCGCTGATGTCCGACCAGCCCGGGAACAAGCGAGGCGACCAGCTCAATCGGCTGATCCAGCTTGTCGGAGGCGAATGCGGAGTAGGCTGCAAGGGTGTCGGCGTCGTATTCGTCTAGCGCGGCGCGAACGGTGTCTTCATCGGAAACGTTGTCATCCGGGCACGGCTGTTCGCGGCGCCCTATGGGTCCGTAGTGCTTCATGGTGGATACCTCGGTTGCCCGGATGGGCGGGGTTAGGCTTCGAGCTCAGCCTTGTCGAGCGCAGCGATACGCTTGTTGATTCGCTCCAGGCGCTTTGCGGTCTCGGCCTGCTGCTCGTCGATCTTCTTGCGGCCGGCTGCTATGGCTGCCGCCTTTGTCGGATACAGTTCGTGATAGGCGTTGTAGATCTTCCCTTTCGCCGTCTCGTCGTGATGCATGCCGTAGTTGCTCACCAGTTCAATCTCGACTGGTTTGAACGAAGGCGTCAGCGCCCATGCTTTGTACGGGTAGGTTCTTGCAGACATAAGCTCTCCATGCCGCGTCCTGCGCAGCGTTTCGATTGAGTGGGTGTGCCCGGATGGGCGATGGAATGAATGCCTGCTACCGATTCCCGGCAGGCGCTAGGCAGGAGTTGTCTTCCGTGACGCCGGATCGGCTCCAGCTGATGGTCATGGCGCTACCAGCACCGGGCGCCCTCGGTTATTACAGGCCCGTTAGGGTCTGGTCTGGCTGGCTCAGGGTTTCTCTCTCCACCACTCCCACCCCCACAGCGCAGCTAGTACGCAGATGAGGAGGAGGGTTTGGGGTAGGGTTAGCATGGGGTGCCCGGGGGCGGGGGAAGTGGCATCCAGTGCGTCGGATCGCCGTACCAGAAGACCCATCCCTGAATTTCATCGTGAAGCCATTCACTGACCTGCTGGTGGCCATCACTGAACAAGCATAGGTATTCAGCCTTGTGTTCATCCGGCACACGCTCATCAACGCTTATCCATTCGCTCATCTCATCCTCCTATGTGCTGATGGGTGCCCATGGGCGGCTAGGCAGCCAACTGCGCCTCATCCAGTCGCTGAGCCCTGACTACTAGCTGCGTCCTGGGGGCGTCTGGGCGGCGTATCGGGCGGACCTGTGCGTGCTCTCCGCCTACGAATAACGCCAGGACCAGCGGGGCGATGATTCCCCGGCGCATGGCTTCGGCGATAAGGCCGCGGTTCGTCTTGGCGCCCAGCTTGAAGCGGGCGCGGTCTAGCGTTTTCTCTGCCGTCGATGGCGCACAGTTCATGCGCTCGGCGATCTCGTTCACCTTCAGGTCCAGCATCGAAAGCATCGTTGCCAGGAGCTGCCGAGGAGCCAGGCCTTGACCAAGGCGACCTTGCCAGCCCTCTACTTGGATCGTGTCCATGTGAATCTCCTTTCTCGGGGTGTCATCCCAAAGCGCCCTCTTGTCGAAGGCGCTTCAGTGATTCATCCGTTGCTAAAGAGCTCGTCGGACTTCCTGTCCAGTCGCCAGTCGATCCCCTTGCGGGGGCTGGGAGAAAGCTTCGGCTTCCCCGTCCTAGCCGGCGTGTCCGGCGTTGTGTGTTGCGTTGAGGTAAATTTACCACGCGGAAAACATACGTCAAGCGGTCGAGGTAAATATTTCTGGAAAAGTTTACCTTCCATCTAGGTAACTCCCTGTCTCGAAAGTCAAATTTCAGGCACAAAAAAACCCGCCGAAGCAGGTTCTTTTTTCGGAGGGGGCTCAGCCTGTGAGCCAGTCCACACGGAAAGCCCGGCCAATTACCCTGGCTTTACCGGCATCGCAGGCGTCGATCGCCTCGGAGTGGTTCAAGTCGTAGGCTGGCTGAAGGCTCATGCCGCCATCTGGTAGCAGTGCAGCGAACGCAAAGCGCAGGGCGCCGCCGATGTCGATGATGAACGCCTCGCCAGGCCGCAGCCGTTTATCCTCGCAATCAAGCAGCACCTCTGCATCAAAGGGCATGGCCGGCCGCGTAGAGTGTTTCGCTAGCCGCATCTTCCGTATGTTCGCCTGGTCAACTCCGCTGCGTTCGAGATCCTGGCGGGACAACATGCTTTCGCACCGGTTGGTGCACGTCGAACAATCCATCAAAACTCCTTTGCCCTAGCGTCCTTTTACAAATCGCTTCAGGGTAGTGGCATTCGGCTATCAAGGTTGGCAAATAAATCTATGGGCCAATCTATGCATCGATTTGTTTTTTATATCGGCGCAGGAGCAGGGTGCCGGATGATGGCACCGCCCCAAAATTGAACCAAAGATTTGATAGGTCGACCGTTCGTCGATGATGGCAGGGTTGACGCGAGATGGAAGGCCCGGAAGAGGCCCTCAAAAAAACATGGCGCCCCACCAGACCCGGCCAAGGACTCGGATCTTGTGGCGTTCGATCTGCTCGAGGGTGTATTCCTCGTCTGGATGCTCGTCGCGATTGAAGCTACGCAGGCGAATGCCGCCGCCTGGTAGACGGTAGAGCTGCTTCACGCGCAGCTGGCCGTCATGGTCGATCGCATACATGTCGCCGTCGTGAATGCGGGTCGTGCCGCGATCCACGCTGACGGTGGCGCCGTCGCGTAGTACCGGCTCCATAGAGTTGCCGGTAACTGTCACGCAAACCGCGTTGGCAGGCTCTACGCCGCGCGCACGCATCGTTCTGGCACCGAAGCGCATCTTCCTTGATCCCGCCTCGTGGATGGCCGTTCTGCCGCTTCCTGCGGACAGCTCAACCTCTTTCAGGAAGGGCAGCTCAACCTCGCCTTCCTCTAGCGGGGTTTCGTCATCCCATACGCCTACCGGCTCCAGCTCATAAGGCAGCTCAGCCTGCTTGACGGGAGGGCGCTCGGCTGCGTCCAGGGGGCGATCAAGCCAGCCCGACTCAAGGCCAAGGGCTTGCTCAATGCTGCGCGCCATGGCCTCGCCAATGCCCCTGCTGTGCTTGTTCGAAGACAGCATGCGGGAGACGTAAGAAGGCGTTCGGCCAATGGCTGCTGCGAAGTCGGCAGCGACCCCATTGAAGCGCTGATCAATGAGCTGGGCGACCCGGTATTTGCGGATTTCAGATATGTCCATGCCGCTATTAAAACCGGCATTTTCCTTGCGGGAAATTACCTTGACCTGTTGGTCTGGTGAGGTAAACTGCGTGGTAAATGTACCAGCAGGTAAACGCGCATGGACCTCGCCACTTACACCAAGAGCCTCCCCCGCGGCGAGAAACAAAAGCTCGCTGCCCGCCTCGGCGTCAAGCCCACCTATCTCTCCCGTTTGATCTCCGGTCAGCGTGGCATCACTGCCGAGCGCGCCATCCAGATCGAGCGCGCTACCGATGGCGCCGTTAGTCGCCGTGACCTCTGCCCCGACTTCCCCTGGCAAGAGGCTTCCTGATTCAGAGATTCCCGGCTTAGTCATTTGAACGTCCATGTCAGTGGTTTCCATGGGTTCCAGATTAGGCCAAGCGGTAAAGAAGTGAAATCGGGGAATGGATGCTGTTTTTACATCCAGTACCAAGAAAGCGGAAACAAAAAAGCCACCGGGCAAGGGTGGCTTCTTCAACAGCAACAACAGACAGGACGAATCATGACAAACGTTATTCAGATTGGCAACACCCAACGGGGGTTCACCCGGATGGACAACAGCATCATGGATGCCTTGATGGCGATCGATCTGCCAGCGCGTGAGCTGAAGGTCGCTCTGTTCGTCGCCAAGACAACCATCAACTTCCAGGCCGGCCCGGTACGCATCACAGCAGCCGCTGTGTCGAAGGCAACCCATATCCACCCGGACGTTGCTTCCAAGGCAATCAGTCGCCTCCTGAAGCGTCGCGTGATCTTCCGTGAAGGTGGAGCGCGTGGCGATATTGGCCTGTGTGATCCGAAAGAGTGGGTCTTTGTAGAAGGTCCGAATCAGACCAACAGAGCCGACTCGGACCAAAATGACAAGGTCGTCTCGATTGCGAGTCAGACCAAAACCGACGACTCCCTTCTTTATTCTAAGAAAGAACCCCTAGTAACTGTTCCTTCGGAACAGATTACTGCCCCCCAAGGGGGCGACATCACCCCGATTGAAAAAACCTCTGGGGTTTCGTTCAACGGCGAAGACTTCGAAGTCAGCTCTGACCTGATTACCAAATGGGCGAAAGCCTACGCACCGGTTGACATCGAGACTGAGATTGTTCGTGCCGCCGCCTGGGCTTCTGGTGCCAAACCGAAGAAAGACTGGCGCCGCTTCCTGGTTAACTGGATGGCTCGAGCTCATCGCAAGGCAGCCGGCACAGTGAACGAGGCTGGCGTGCCGGTCGACAAGATCATCGACCTGTACCAGCGCGTTTGCCCGAACCTGCCGAAGGTCGCTGTGGCGTCCGACAAGACCCTTCGCGGCCTGATCGTTGAGCGCTGGACCGAAGCAGAAACCCATCAGAACAGCCAGTTCTGGAAAACCATCTTCGACAAGGCCAACCGCCTGAGCCAGGTCTACTACCGCGGCGCCAACGTCGCCCCGCGCCTGGAGATCATTTGCTCGCGTGCCGTCTTCCGCCAGCTGGAGGAGCAAGCATGATCGAGCTCCATAGCCTGGAAGCTGAACACGGCGTCATTGGCGCCATGCTGATTCAGCCGCACCTGATCGATGTCATCTCGGAAGGCCTGTCTGCAGACGCTTTTGCCTATCCCGAGAATGCTGACCTGTATCGCCTGATTCTTGCGCTTCACGACGAAGGCAAGCCAGTCGACATCATCACCCTGGCCGACCGCCGCGGAACACTCTCGAACGACCAGATGACTCTGGTCTACGCCGCCGAGATCCAGAAGAACACCCCGAGCGCAGCCAACGCCAAGACCTATGCCGCCATTGTTCGCGACCGCGCCATCGCTCGCCAGATCGCCGATGCCGGCGCGCGCATCACTGAGGTTGCACACGAGCAGGCCAGCGTAGAGGACAAGATCGCGCAGGCTCAGGCCCTGGCTCTTGGTTTGGATGTCTCCGGCTCTGATGGCGAGTGCCAAATGGTCGGCGACATCCTGGCCAGCCACATTGAGATTCTGCAGGCGCGGCACGACCGTAGCGTCGCAGGCGTGACGATCGACGGCCTGTCCACTGGAATCCCTGATCTGGACGTCAACGTTCAAGGCATGAAGGCCGGGCAGATGATCGTGGTCGCTGGCCGCCCCGCCATGGGCAAGACCACTTTTGCGATGAACATCGCTGCAGAAGTTGCGGTAGAGCAGGGAAAGCCTGTCCTTGTGATCTCTCTCGAGATGAGCAAAGAGCAGCTGATGGACCGCCTTCTTGCCGCGGTCGGCGGCATTCCGCTGCCAAGCCTGAAGGACGGCACCTGCACTCATCAGAGTCCGATGGAGCTTGCCGCCGCGGCGCTGAAGCTGCGCGATGCCCCGATAACTGTATCGGATGTCCCGGTGATGACCATGCCCCGCATTCGCTCGATTGCGCGCCGGCAGAAGCACCGCATGGGTGGGATGGCGCTGATTGTTATCGACTACCTAGGCCTTGTGGAAGGCGACGGCAGCAACCGCGTCGAGGACGTAACAGCCATGTCTCGCCAGATCAAGCTTCTGGCCCGTGAGATTGGTTGCCCGGTGATGGTCCTCTCCCAGCTGAACCGGAGCTGCGAGTCTCGCCCTGACAAGCGTCCGGTCCTCTCCGATCTGCGTGAGTCCGGCGCCATCGAGCAGGACGCCGACATCGTGATGTTCGTGTACCGGGATGAGGTTTATCACCCGAACACGCAAGACGCCGGCATCGGCGAGATCCTGATCCGGAAGAACCGCGACGGGAAGATCGGGACTGTCCTGACCGCATTCCAAGGCGAGAAGTCTCGCTTTGTTCCGCTGGCCAACTACTGCCGTCCGGAAGCTGAAGCAAAGGAGGACTGGTGATGCGCAGCAAGCAGACCATCTTCCGTCACCGCGGCTACGAGATGCGCTCCCATTCCGAAACTCGATGGGCATCGATCATGGATGCACTGTCGATCGGCTGGGTATACGAGCCCGAGGTTTTCACCACTCGCCACGGCTGGTACGTGCCCGACTTCTTCATCCCGGCCGCTGGCGTTTACCTGGAAGTCAAAGGCGCCTCTCCGTCAGAGATCGAGAAAGAGAAAGCCCGCGACGTCGAGCTCAAGACCGGATGCCCGGTGCTGTTTGGCTTCGGCGACATGGAGATCCTCGGCGGCGAGCTCTATCACGGCGTCGTCAGCTATGAGCCTGAGGGCCATCGCGTCGCCTATTCCACTGCGGAGCTCGGCGACATTGTTCGGCAGCACCTCGACGCCAATACCTATTCCGCCTACCTGCGCGCTGGGCACCGCCGCGAGCGCCCCGCATGCACGCTGCTCGGCGAGGTGCTTGTCGAGGTCATCCAGGGTATGCAGACCCGCGAAGACCTCGAGCGTTACAAGCGCGAAATTCACACGCCGCTCAATACCACGAAGGTTGAGCAGCACAGAACCAAAAGCCCGGCAGAACACGTCCTCGGCCTATTTGCTCAGCGCGCCGCGGTGTGGCGCAGCCAGGAGGTGGCCGCATGACTGCTCTCCAACAGCACTCCATCCAGCTCCTGCAGCGCCAGGGCTACCAGATACGAAAAACCACCGCGACCGGCATAGGCCTATCCCGCGGCAATGACCATCGCGTCGTCTGTGCTGACGGAAGCACCCAGCGCGGCGTAGGAGCACGGAAATGACCGACTACATGGAAATCACCGAGGCCTTCCATCAGGCCCGCACGGCTCCCGATGTAACAGACCGCGCAACCGGGCTAGAGGAGGCAGATCGGATAGGGGGCGTGCAATTGGTGCGCGACCGGCTGATGGGGCAGGGCGCTGAGGAATGCGAGGAGTGCGGTATCGATATCCCGGCCGCTCGCCGCAAGGCCTATCCGTCGGCGGTGTGCTGCGTTGAGTGTCAGGGGATTCGGGAGGCGCGGAAATGATCCAGATCCTCCGTAGTGCGGCTGCTGCCGCTTTAGCTCTGGCCATATTCTATTCGGCGGTCGCGTTCTACTGCTGGGATTACAACCCCGGCAATTGGAGCAAAGACGCCAGGTTCATCGTCGCCTATATCGGCCTGATTGCTGCCGCATTTTCCGCGTTCCTTGCGTGGAGTGGAGGTAAGCGTGGCTGACCTCATGCTCCGCTCCGACATCGATCGCCAACGCCTCATTGGCTTCCTGCAGGGCCTGGACCTCTCCAAGCCCCGCAAGGTGGCAATCACTGAGATCCGCAGCAAGCGCTCCGATGCCCAAAACCGTCTGCTCTGGCAGTGGAACAGCCTGATCCAGCAGCACCTGCGCGAATCGTTCGGCCAGATCGCCAGCGCTGAAGAGTGGCACGAGATATTCGTCAGCAAGCTCTGCCCGGCCGAGGTTCACCCGGTAGAGCTGCCAGACGGCACCCGCTATCGCGTAGGCCGGGCCAAGACTCGCAGCTTCACCATCGCCCAGATGACGGAATACCTCGAGCTGCTGGATGCGTACTGCGCCGAGCACCTGGGCCTGCTGCTGCCGCACCCGGAAGACCTGATGTACGCCATCTATGGCGAGAGGAGGGTGGCATGAGCCGAATAGTCAGCAAAAAACTGCGCGATTCGGCTCGAGGCCAGTCCTGCACCCTTCGCCTGCCTGGCTGTGGATTCGATGACGGCACAGTCGTTCTCGCCCATCTGCCGTGCGGCCAGAAGGGAATGGGCATGAAGGGGCCGGACCAGATTGCCTGCTTCGCCTGCGACCACTGCCATTCCGTCCTAGACGGGCGCCGTAAGGGCGAAATCACCGAGGGCGACATGCTGCGCGCCCTGGCTGAAACACAACTGATCTGGTTCCGCGAGGGACTGCTCACTGTGAAGGGGGCCGCATGAGCCTGGACTGGTACATCGTTTTCTTGGCCGCGTGCGGCATTCCCGTTCAGGCCTGGCTTGGCTGGAAGTTCGGCAAGGGGCTGGTAAAGGCCGGCTGGGCACTGGCTTGCGCGATCAGCGTCTGTCGCTGGGGTTTCGCTGTCGGCTCCGTCCATGGCTTCAGCCGCCCGGCTTGGCGCTGGGTTCCGGGGCTGATCCTTGGCGAGTGGTGGACCTTCTTCGTCTCGCCGTACGACAGCATCACGCAAAGCTGCCACGGCGGAACCTGGAAAGGCATTGGCCGCTGGCACGTGTTCCCAAAGGCACCGGAGCAGGCCGCATGAAGACCTGCCCCGTTGACGCCACCCACGACACCACGGCCTTCAGCAGCCGGCAGACCCTGTACTGCCACGACTGCCGCAAGGAACACCCATGGCCGCTAAAGCCCGGCCAGATACCCCTGATTGCAAACAACAGAGCCACAAGGAAGCCGCAATGACTGACGAAATCAACAGCCCGAGCCACTACATGCTGTTTCCGGACATGGAGGCGATCGACGTCATAAAGGCGGCTCTGACCCCGGAGGAGTTCGCCGGCTACTGCAAGGGCAATGCGCTCAAGTACCGCCTGCGCGCTGGCGAGAAAGGCCCGGCTGAGAAGTGCATCGCCAAGGCCTGCTGGTATCAGAACAAGCTGCGCGAAGTGACCCGTGCCGAGTTCGGCCAGCAGAACACCATTGACTGCCGCAGCGCTGAGCAGAAGGGCGAAGCAATCAGCGTTCATGTCCGCCACGACCAAGACGTTCGGCTTTCTGATGCTCTTGACGCGCGCGCCCTTATTTTGGCCGCTAAGGCATTTCGCCCATGAAGCTCTCTCGAATCGACGTGATAGGCAGCAATGGAAATGACGGACTGCACTACGAACAGATCCTCTGCGGCGAGGCGTGGATTAACAGCGGAAGGCCTGACTGCCAAGGCCAATGCGGAGCAGCTTGCGCTCGCAATCGCGGACAAGATGCGCGCCCGGTGCAAGCCCATGGGCCTGCCGAAGTGGCGCCAGTGGGTGTCGGCCGAGCTGTCGCGGATGAGCCCGCTGCTCCGGTCGATGGTTCGTGCGGCGCTGGAAGCGAAGGCGAGGGGGAGTAGATGACCAAATTCCTGATGGGTATGGCCGTGAGTGCCGTCCTGTTCCAGCGGCTCGATGTGGCTCTGGTGTGGGGTATGGCTGCTGCGCTATGGGGGCTGCTTTGTGAATTGGGCCGAATGAGCAAGGCGAGGGCCGGTAAATGATCATCGGAATCGACCCTGGATGCAGCGGCGCAGTCGTCCTGATGCACAACGATTACCGCTACGTCGCGCACCTCCTCATGCCCACGGTGAAGGTCGGCACGAAAAGCCGAGTGAACGGCGCCGCAATTGCCGCCTTCCTGCGTGAGCACAAGTACCGCGAGCCGACCCATGCCTATCTCGAACAAGTAGGCGCCATGCCCGGACAGGGCGTTTCCTCGATGTTCACCTTTGGCCATGCCGCTGGCGTGGTCGAGGGCATTCTGCAGGGATCGTGCATCCCATACACATTGGTCACCCCGCAAGCATGGAAGAAGAGAGCGGGCCTCATTGGGGCCGACAAGGATGCCGCACGCTCCCGCGCAATCCAGCTATACCCGGACCTCCGCATTCTCGACCTGAAGGGGAAGGGCCAAGCGGTGGCCGACGCCATTTTGATCGCCCGGTTTGGGGCTAAAGGGGAGGCAGCCTGATGGCCGCACGCAAAGCGACAGACGATGAAATCAGGGCTGCACTGGACGGCCGGACTGTGGCTGAGGCCGCTCAGATCCTCGGGATGCACGAGCGCAACGTCTACACCCACAAGGCGCGCCTGGCTCGTCAGGGGTGGAGCCCGGAGCACGACATGACCAAGGCCGTGCCCGATGGCTTCCGCCTGAAAGGCACGTCAACCCTGTACGACGAAGACGGTAAGGCGAAGCTCCAGTGGGTCAAGACCACGATTGACCAAGAGCGCCAGGCTGAGCTGGTCCGTGAAGCGTGCCAGGCAATGTCCGAGGACTTGCCACAGGTAGAGCCGCGCCAGGCCGGCAATAGCTACCTGTCTCACCTGCTTGCTGCCTACCCGATCGGCGATGCCCATATCGGAATGCGCGCATGGGGCGAGGAAACTCAGGGCAGCGACTGGGATCTGGCCATTGCCGAGCGCGTCCAGTGTGGCGCTATGGCTGCTCTGGTCGATCAAGCCCCGGCCTGCGAGCAAGCGCTGATCATCAACTGCGGCGACTGGTTCCATGCCGACAACATGGAAGGCACCACAAGCCGCTCCGGCCACATCCTGGACGTCGACGGACGTTACGCGAAGATGATCCGAGTTGGCGTCAAGGTGATGAGGCAGTGCATCGAGTCCGCACTGATGAAGCACGCCCGGGTGCGCGTCTGCAACGTCATCGGCAACCACGACGACACCGGGGCCATTTGGCTGAGCATCGCCCTGAGCCACATCTACGCCAACGAGCCGCGCGTCCAGATCGATACCTCGCCAGCGCCGTTCATGTACCACGAGCACGGCAAGGTGCTTATCGGGATGCACCACGGCCACTCGTGCAAGCCTGACCGCCTCCCTGGCGTAATGGCTACCGACCAGGCGCAGGCATGGGGTCGCACTGAGTTCCGCTACTGGTACATCGGCCACGTCCACCACCAGAGCGTCAAGGAGTACAGCGGCGTTACCGTCGAGTCCTTCAACACCCTGACCGCCAAGGATGCCTACTCCGCATGGGGCGGCTACCGGGCTCAGCAGAACATGAAGTGCATCATCCATCACGCGGAGTTCGGCGAGGTCGGCCGGCACACGGTGAATCCGAACATGCTCAAGGGGGAGGTAGCAGCATGAAGATGAACAGCGCGCGTCAACTCTGGCATGACAGCATGTACCAGCGCCGTGAATCGACCACTGCCTATGCCTTGGAGGTTGGCCAGCTAGGAGCCAGCATCCAGAAGACAGAGAAGGACCGCCGCACCGACGTGGCGCTCGATCAGGCGCTGTGCGGAATGGTGCAGGCGGTGATCGGTACGCTGCCGGCCAGCCTGCAGTGCTTCGGCCACTGGATGTACTCGCCACTGGCTGATGACGATCACCGTGAGATTTCAGAGGAACTGGTATTCGCGATGGCAGCCGCCAAGCTGCCGCGCATGACCGAAGCCAAGCGCGAGAAGGCGCAGTACGTCGCCAAGGGCGTGCTGTACCGTTACCGCCGCCAGCATCAGGGAGGGCAGAGCTCGACGCCTGACCCGCTGCCGACCCCTGAGACCTTCCGCGCCTGGCTGTTCGAGGAGTACGGCGTGCGCCTCTGCAGCGAGAACTGGACCCGTGAGTGGGAGTCACATATCGATGCTTTCTTCCAGGCCTGCAACGACCTCGACAAGTCCGCGCTGGCTCCGGTCTCCGGCCTGCTGTACCAGTGGAAAGAGGCGGCGTGAATACGTGAGAAAAACGCTTGCATTCCCGTTCGGCTGAGGGCACACTTTCTCCATGCTGTGATTCCTTCGCCTGAGGGGATCGCGGCATTTGAAGTCCTTGCTTCGGCAAGGCCGCCGGGATGATCTCCGGCGTAAGTCAGCAGGTGAATGCGGAAGCTGATCCGCTAGGCCCAGCCACACCATAGGGAGGTGGCTGCGAACTGCCGATAGACCAATGCCGGAGATCAGCGCTGGCCACCTGCACCAATTCAAGAGCCCTGGCTTCGGTCGGGGCTTTTTTGTTTCCGGGCGGAACCTGGCTGATGAAGGCCTCGCCATCCTGCGCCCACCCATTCGCACCGCATCGCGCAATAGAGTGCAGCGCCACGGCAGCTTAAGCGGCCTGACGTGCAATGCAGTGCAACCCTATTCCGGCCTCGCCTAGTGCGGGGCTTTTTTGTTATCGCCCCCACTAGAGGAAGACGCGATGCCGACCAATGAAGCAGCACTCGAGCAAGAGATCCAAGCCAAAGGTCTGAATGCCCCGCGACTGACGCCCGCCCTGATCGATTCGGTGATTGCCAGCGAGCACTACTTCACTGCTGGCGACGGTTACGCCGGCGCGGCGGCAATGACCATCGAGGAGGGCGGAACAATCGAGCCGCCAGTGCAGCTGGACCTCCTAACCTTCTGCGTCTTGATCCTGAAGAACGGCTTCACCGTCACTGGTGAGAGTGCATGTGCATCATCGGAGAACTTCAACGCCGAGATCGGCCGGAAGATCGCCCGCGACAACGCACGCAATAAGATTTGGCTGCTGGAAGGCTACTTGCTCCGCCAGCGCCTGCACGAACAGGGCTAAGCCCGACCCTATTCCGGCCCCATGCCTGCCTCCTTGCTCATAGGCGGATCGCACGCGCATGTGAGGCCGGACCTATTCACTCTGCCGCATAGCTGAGATGACCCATGCCAGAGAAAAGCCCTGACTTCTGGGTGGCGCTAGCTGCAGCCCTACGCGAACACGGCCTGGCCATGATGCTGACCTTCGTTCTGTCCTACATCCGAATCCACCTCTACGGCGACAAGAAGAGCCCATTGGCCAGACTGCTCGAATCAACATTCGGCGCGCTGCTGATCATGCTCGTCGGATTAGGGGTTAACGCCATGGGCGCGAACCTGGCCTGGACGCTATTCGCTGGCGGGCTGATCGGCTTGCTTGGCGTGGATCAGGTGCGGGCGCTGGCCGGCAAGTGGGCGGAGCGCAAGGTGTCGCAGTGAAACGCCTCCACGCCATCCTCCTGTTCCTCCGCATCGCTCTATGCGTATGCCTGATGGTGGGGATGGAGGCGTGGAAGGCAGTACGCAGAGAGCGCATCCATGCACAACGTCGTAGAGCTAACCGACAGGCAGCCTCACGTCATCATCGATGCGTCTGACGCAGTGCACCAGATACCGCACAGCCTCCTTCGCGACGTAATAGCCGGAAGGCAGCCATCCAGCATCCTGACCGAGCCCGTGTTGCAGCGGATCGTTGAGGAGTGGATGCAGGCAGTAACCGAGTAATTGGAGTTCACATGTCAAAGCAACCCGACTGGGAGGGCATTGAGCGCGCCTACCGGGCGGGCCAGCTCTCCATCCGTGTGATAGCTGAGCAAAACGGCATTGCGCACAACACCATCCTGAAGCGAGCCAAGAAAGAAGGCTGGCAGCGCGATCTGTCCGATCATGTTCGGGCCGCGGTGAAGGAGAAGGTGACCAGGGCGGTGACCACGGGCGGTGACCAGTCGCGCGTGGTCACTGAAGCCGAGATCATCGAAGAAGCCGCAGAGGCAGGCGCCGCTGTAGTGCTGGCTCATCGTTCCGGCTTGGCTCAGTGGCGCGGCATAGCCAATAAGCTGTGTGTTGCCCTGGCCGAGATGGACGTGACCGAAGACAACCACGACAAGTTTGCCCGATCACTGAATGCTGGCGTCGACGCTCAGCTGAAGGTCATCAAGGGCGAGCGCCAAGCCTACAACCTCGACACCGAGGAAGGCGACAAGACGGTCAGCGATCTGGCCGCACTGATGGACGAGCTATCGACTGAGGCCTGACAGATGAAACCCGAGCACCTTGCGAAGCTTCGGGACAAGCTGTTCAGGCTCAATTCGCTCTACTTTATTACCGACAAGGCAGGCAAGAAGACCCGCTTCCGCATGACAGCGGAGCAGTTGGAGTACTTCGAGGGAATCCATACTCGCAACATCATCCTGAAGGCTCGCCAGCTCGGTTTCACGACCGAGCAGTGCATCATCCAGCTCGATGCCGCGCTGTTCGAGTCGGCCAAGTGCGCGCTGATCGCTCACACCCTGAACGATGCCAAGCGGCTGTTCCGGGAGAAGATCAAGTTCGCCTACGACAACCTGCCGGCAGAGATCAAGGCGGCCAACCCTGCGCGCAACGATGCGGCTGGCGAATTGGTATTCGCCAAGGGCGGCTCGCTGTACGTCAGCACGTCCTTTCGAGGCGGCACGCTGCGTTACCTGCACGTTTCCGAGTTCGGGAAGATCTGCGCCAAGTTTCCGCACAAGGCGCGCGAGATTGTCACCGGCGCGTTCGAGGCGGTTGCTACTGACTGCTTCGTCACCATCGAATCGACGGCAGAGGGTCGGGCTGGCTACTTCTTCGATTACTCGCAGACTGCCGAGAAGCAGCAGCTCTCCGGCAATCCACTGGGCAAGCTGGACTGGAAGTTCTTCTTCTTCAGCTGGTGGAAGAACGCCGACTACTGGCTAGACCCGGCCGGAACCGTCCTGCCGCAGCGCCTGACAGATTATTTCGCCGAGCTTGAGGCAAAGCACGGCATCAAGACGAACGAAGGCCAGCGCGCCTGGTACGCCGCCAAGGAAAAGACCCTTGGCGACGACATGAAGCGGGAATACCCGTCGATCCCTGCTGAGGCATTCCAGCAGAGCATCGAGGGCGCCTACTACGCCAAGCAGTTCGCCAAGCTGTATGCGCAGCAGCGAATCGGCGTGTTGCCCGACAACAGCCACCAGCCGGTGCATACCTTCTGGGACATCGGCGTCGGCGACTCGACGGCGATCTGGTTCGTTCGGATCGTGGGCGATGAGTTCCACGTCGTCGACTACTACGAGAACAGCGGCGAAGGCCTGCGGCACTACATGAAGGTGCTTAAGGAGCGCGGCTACACGTATGGCGAGCACTGGGGGCCGCACGATATCGATAACCGCGAGTTCGGTAGCGATGGCAAGACTCGGCGAGAGATCGCGCAGGAAGGCTACGAGTTCGACGGCCAGCGCTACAGCATTCGGTTCCAAGTGGTTCCGAAGCTAGGCGTGGACGATGGCATTGATCACGTCCGCGAGATCCTTCCTCGCTGCGCCTTCGATGACTCTAAGTGCGAGACGGGCATCGCCTGCCTCGAAAACTACCGCAAGGAATGGGACGACAAGCGCGGCTGCTGGAAAGACAAGCCGCTTCACGACTGGTCGTCTCACGGCTCCGATGCATTCCGCTATTTCGCGGTCGCTGTCAGCCGCAAGAAGCCCGTTAAATCACTCAAACTCGGATTTGCACGATGACCGATGTCACCTATCAGCGCCAGGACTACAAGGACGCCCTGTACCGTTGGCGCTTGGTGCGCGACGTGTGCAAAGGGTCCGAGTCGATCAAGAGCGAGCGCACGCGGTATCTGCCGCAGCCTAACGCACAGGACGAGAGCGACGAGAATAAAGCCCGGTACGACGCGTATCTGGCTCGAGCGGTGTTCTACAACGCCACTGGCCGGACGAAAGGCAGCCTCGTCGGCGCTGTGTTCCGCACCTGGCCGGTTGTCACCCTGCCAAAGCTGCTGGAGTACGTGACCAAGGACGTAGACGGGCAGGGCGTGAGCATCTACCAACAGTCGCAGTCGGTCATCGGGCATCTGCTCGAAACCGGCCGTCATGGTCTGCTCGTGGACTACCCGCCTGTTGAGCCCGGCACAGTCAGCCAGGCGGATATGGCATCCGGCGCAATTCGTCCGACCGTCTCCAGCTACCAAGCTGAGGCAATCATCAACTGGAAAACTCGCAAGGTCGGCGGTCGCCATGTGCTGTCGCTGGTCGTGCTGCGCGAGACGGTTGACGAAGACACGGAGGACGGTTTCGGCGTTGAGTCGAAGGACCAGTATCGCGTCCTGCGACTGAATGGGTCTGGCCAGTACCAGCAAGAGCTATGGCGTCAGGCTGGTGGCGGCTGGATGGTCGATGCGCCGCATATTCCGCTGGATGGTTCCGGTAAGCCTTGGGCGGTGATCCCGTTCCAGTTCGTCGGCAGCGAGAACAACGACACCAGCATCGACGAATCGCCGCTGTATGACATGGCCGAAATCAACATCGGCCACTATCACAACAGTGCGGACTACGAGGAAGCGGCCTATCTGGTCGGCCAGCCTCAGCCGTGGATGTCTGGCCTTGACGAGCAGTGGCGCGACCACTTCGAAGAGACTGGCATTTATCTCGGCTCGCGTGCGCCCTGGCTGCTTCCGGTCAATGGTGCGTGTGGCGTCTGGCAGGCCCAGCCCAACACGGTCGCCAAAGAGGCCATGGACGCCAAGGAACGCCAGATGGTGGCCCTTGGTGCTCGCCTGATCGAGAAGGGTAGTGCGGTGAAGACCGCCACTCAGTCAGAGGCAGAGACGGCAGCAGAGCACAGCGCCCTGTCGCTGATCGTCAGCAACGTGTCGGAAGCCTACACGCAGTGTCTGATGTGGATGGCTCAGTTCCTGAACGTCAGCGGCGAGATCGAATACACGCTGAATCAGGACTTCACCCAATCCAACCTTGACCCGCAGATGCTGCAGCAGATCCTGCAAGCGGTCATGGCCGGCAAGATGCCTGAGTCTGACTTCTGGCGTTACCTGCGCGACTTCCAGCTGATCGATCCCGAAAAGACCGATGAGGAGATTCGGGAGGAGATCGCGGGCAGCGGAACCGGCCTGAACCTGGAGGATGATAATGGCGACGGCGGAGCGACTGATTGAGGCGGCGACTCGCAACGGTGTGATGCTCGAGCGCCTGAAGGCTGGAGAGGTCCAGAAGATCGACCCATTCCTTCGGCGCATCGACAAGGACATCCGCGAGCGGCTGAGCCGTGATGCGCTGACCGCGTATAGCCGGCAGCGGCTGGAAACGATGCTGGCCACGATCGACGCGATGATTGCGAAGGTGCAAGGCGAGTTTTCCGAGCAGCTACTGCTTGATCTGTTCGATATCGGCAGCTACGAGGCCGAGTTTGAAGCCAGGTCGCTCGATCAGGTGCTGATCAATATCTCGGTAGCGACTCCGACTGTTCAATCGATACAGGCCGCTGTGAAGGCTCAGCCGCTGAGCGTCACCGGGCCGGATGGCGGCAAGCTGCTGGAGCCTTTCATTGCTGACTGGCTGCAGGCTGAGCGCAACCGGGTCACTGGCGCGATTCGCATGGGTTATGTCCAGGGCGAGACGAACCAGCAGATCATCAATCGCATCCGCGGCACAAAGGCGCTGCAGTACAGCGACGGCCTGCTATCGATCAGCAAGCGCAATGCCGAAGCCGTGGTTCGCACCGGTATCCAGCACGTCGCAAGTGTTGCGCGCATGGAGACGTGGAAGGCCAACAGTGACGTGGTGACCGGCTATCGCTGGGTATCAACCCTTGACGGCCGCACATCGAATACCTGCAAAAGCCTCGACGGCCGCTCGTTCAAGATGGGCAAAGGGCCGCTTCCGCCGATCCACATCCGCTGCCGCAGCACAACGGCAGCAGAACTGGACGCTCGCTACTCGTTTCTCGACGACGACGCGACACGCGCTTCAAAGGACGGCTACGTAGATGCCGGCGAGTCGTATTACTCGTGGCTGCAGAAACAGCCGGCCTCCTTCCAAGACATCGCGCTTGGGAAGGAGCGGGCGACGCTGTTCCGCAAGGGTGGGCTGAGCGCTGAGCGCTTCGCCGAACTCCAGCTAGACCGCAACTTCAAGCCTCTGACCCTCGACCAGCTCCGCGCATTGGAGCCGGCAGCGTTCGAGCGCGCAGGAATCTGATTCACCTCCGCAGGCTGGGCCTGCAACCACCTGTCTCCGGGAGACAAGCGATGACCCTGAAATACCAACTGGACAGCCTGGAAGGGCTGGAGCCGGCCGTGGCTGCTATGTACGAAGAGAAGGACGGCAAGTTCGTCCTGAAGGTCGAAGGCATCCCGCAGCCAGAGGACACTACCGGCCTTCGCAACAAGGTCGAAGAGCTGCTTCGCGAGAAGAAGGACGAGAAGGCGCGACGCGAGCAGGCTGAAGAAGCCGCCCGCATCGCTGCCGAAGAAGCCGCCCGCAAGAACGGCGACACCGAAGCGCTCGACCGTAGCTGGAACGAGAAGTACTCCAAGGCGCTCGGCGAGAAGGATCAGACCCTGACCGCGCTACAGGCCCAGGTGCACGCTCTGACCGTTGGCGCTACTGCCGCCCGTCTGGCCGGTGAACTCGCCGTACAGGGATCCTCTGCGGTCCTGCAGCGACTGATCGAGCCTCGCCTGTCCATGGATATGCGCGACGGAAAACCAGTTGTAGTGGTCCTCGACAACGAAGGGCGCCCAACAGCTCTGACTCCCGATGAACTGAAGAACGAGATCATCAGTGATGCCGCACTGGCACCGCTGGTGGCTGGAAGCAAGGCAACTGGCGGCGGGGCTGCCGGTAGCAAAGGCGGCGGGGCCGCAAAAACGTGGGACCAACTCTCCGGTATGGAGCGCGTAGAGCTTCGCCGAACCAACCCCGCCGAGCATGCCCGCCTGAAGGCAGCAGCAGGCCAGTAACCAAGGAATCACAGATATGCCTACCATTCTTTCCGACGTAGTCTTCCGCGACGAACTGCGCGACTACATCAACGTGACCAGCGTGGAGCAGACCGCGTTCTTCTCCTCGGGCATCCTCGTTCAGAACAACGACATGTCCCAGCTGCTGGCCAGCCCGTCCAACACCTTCACCATTCCGTGGTGGGTTGACCTGGATGCTTCGGTCGAGTCGAACTACTCGAACGACGTGTACACCGACATCGCGACTCCGCTGTCTGTGGCCACCTCCAGCATGCAGGCTCGCGCTGCCTACCTGAACGAAGGTTGGAACGCGATGAACCTGGTGAAGAACATCACCAAGCAGGACCCGCTGGAGTACGTCGGCTCGCGCCTGATGAGCTACTGGCAGAAGGTTGCCCAGCGCCGCACCATCGCGACCGCTGTCGGCCTGTACAACGACAACGTTGCTGGTAACGGTGGCGACATGGTTGTAGATGCAGGCGGCCCGATCACTGCAGCTGCGATCATCCAGGCACGCGCCACCATGGGCGACTACGGCGGCTCGACTCTCGGCGTCATCGCGATGCACTCCGCGGTGCATGCCGAGCTGCAGATCCTCAACCTGATCGACTTCACCCCGATCGCCGACCAGATTCCCGAGTTCGGTCGCTATCAGGGTATGCGCGTCGTGGTTGACGATGGAATGCCGGTAATTGCGGGCACTCCGAACAAGTACCTGTCCGTCATCTTCCGCCCAGGCGCCCTCGGTTACGCCGAGCAGCAGCCGGCCGGTGAGGATGGTCTGGAGTACGTGCGCGAGCCCGAGCGCGGCAACGGCGGCGGCGCTGAGACCCTGTGGAGCCGTCGCAACTTCGTGATCCATCCGCTGGGTTACGCGTTCACCTCCACTACCATCACCGGCAACGGCACCGAAACCCGCCCGGCCTCGGCCTCGTGGGCTGACCTGGCTCTCGCTGCCAACTGGGAGCGCAAGCTGGATCGCAAGCAGGTTCCGATCGCGTTCGTGCTGTCCAGCGTCGCGGCCTAACCGGTTCCGGCCTCCTCGTGAGGCCGGCCCTTCAAGCATCAGGAGATTCCCATGCAAGAAGACAAATACATGAACCCCAACAGCAAGGCGCGCTGGGGCTTCGGCGGTGACGCGGGTAACATCACCGTTGGCCCGAAGACTGTCGGCGAGACTGGCGGCGTCGAGCACGGCCGCAGCGAGCCAAAGGACGAAGGCGCCACGAACAACGGCGGCGGGGACGCACAGCCGCAAGCACGCAGCCGCAAGCGCACCACCGAGGAATAAAGCATGTTGATCATCGAATCGGGCGCCGGCCTCGAAGACGCCGAGAGCTATGCGACTGCCGCCGAGCTGGTGTCATATGCCGCCAAGTACGGCCGCACGATACCGGCCACGGAAGCCGAGCAGGAGGCACTGCTGCGCCGCGCCGCCGATGCGATGAATGTCATGTCGTGGAAGGGCAAGAAGACCAGCGCAAGCCAGGCGCTTGCCTTTCCGCGCACCGGGGTAGAGGTAGACGGCGAGATCAAGCCGTCCACTCTGATTCCCCGCCAAATTCAGTACGGCCAGATGGCCCTGGCTGCCGAGATTCACGCCGATGACATCGACCCGCCTGCCCAGCGCCAAGGCGCAGTGATCCGCGAGCGCGTAGAGGGCGCCGTCGACGTGCAGTACGCCGAGAACAAGTCTGGCTATCTGCTGCCGGCCGCACCGGACCGTCCAAGTCGGACACAGTTCGCTGATTATCTGGTCAAGCGTGGCCTATTTGCCGTGAGGGCGTGACAATATGAGGAATGGCTATCGAAAAGGTGGATTTGTGGGTGATGGCGTCATGCCCGAGGCGGCAAAGCCATTGTTGCCCGGTGAATGGATCGTAGATGCCTTCGTTGCTGATATCATGAGTGACGGATCATCCGCAGCAGAGGCAGCAGCCATGACCATTGCGAAGACCATCACTGAATACCGCGACACCAAGCAAGCCATGCAGGCGATCATTGATCGACACATGCGGGCCGCGTTCGAAGAGATCAAACGAGAGTTCGGCGATACTCCGACAGGCGTTGATATTCGGACACTTGAGAGTCAAGAGCTAAGCAAACAGTATCCGGCTGGAATCTATGCCGGCTGTAGCGTTGAGCTGGGCGGCGAGTAAGTCACCACAGAACACCAAGACCCGCTTCGGCGGGTTTCTTTTTGCCCGGAGTTTGCCATGTCAGCCTTCTACGACAAGATGGGGGCGACGGCGCTCCGCTTAATTTCGCGTTTCGGCCAGACCATCACCCTGCGCGACACGGTGCCGGGCGAGTACGACCCGGTGACTGGCTTGCAGACGCCTGATGTCGAGGTCGACCAGCCGGCACAGGCCATCCTGCAGGACTACGCGCTACAGCAGTCCGGCATGAGCTACGCCGAGGGCACGGTCATCAAGCAGGGCGACAAGAAGATCCTCGTCGCAGCACAAGGCATCACGCCACCGACGCTCACCACAACCGTGCTAGCCGACGGCGCAACGTGGACCATCGTCAACATCAAGGAGATCAACCCAGCCGGTACGCCGCTTGTGTACGAGCTGCAGGGGAGGCGGTGATGGGGTTTTCTGACGATGTGCGGAAGTTTGCGCTGAAGGCTGACGAATCAGTCGACCGAACGGTGCGGGCTGTGACGCTCTCCCTGTTCAACAGCGTGATTCGTGACACTCCAGTCGACACCGGGCGAGCAAGAGGGGCATGGGAAACCACTGTAGGCCAGCCGTCCAGTTCCGTGCCTGAGCGGCTCGACAAGAGCGGGCAGCAGGCAATGGCAGAGGTAGCCGCCAACACGCCAAAGGGCGCAGGACAGGAAACCTATATCGCCAACAATCTGCCCTACATCGAGGAGCTGGAGTACGGCAGCAGTAAGCAGGCGCCGGCCGGAATGGTTCGGGTGAACTTCGCCCGAGTGCAAAAGAACCTGGCAGACGCCATTGCCAAGAACAAGGTGTGACCATGTCCCAAAAGCTGATTCGTTCGCTGCTTCAGGGCAGGCTGAGCGCCTTTGCTGCTGCGCGCTCGCTGCCGGTTGCCTGGGAGAACATTCCATTCACCCCGCCAGCGGGCCAGTACCTGCGCTTCAACCTGCTCAAGGCGCCGACCGACAGCGCCGACCTGGCCGGAGCACATCGCGAGTACAGCGGCGTGTGCCAGATCAGCGTGTTCGTGCCGAAAGGCAAAGGGCCGACAGATGCGGAAACGCTGGCCGCTGACCTCGCCGAGCTGTTCCCGCTGAACGATCGCCTCACGTCTGGAAGCTTCGCAATGCAGATCACGAGCCCCTGCAGCGAAGGCCCGCCCATCACTGGCGACCTTCACTTCATGGTTCCGGTGAGCTTCACCTACCGGGCCGACACGATTTAACCGCCCGTTGGGCAATCCAGAGCCGCCGATATGGCGGTTTTTTTATACCCAGAGGAAAAACCCATGAGTGTGAGCCTACCCAACGGCGCCGTAGTATCCATCGCTTCCGCGTATGCCGCGCCGATCACAGTCACCGCCGTATCGAACGCCAACCCGGCCGTTGCTTCAGCAGTGGGCCACGGCCTGGCCAATGGCGATATCGTCGAAGTCACCTCCGGCTGGTCGCGCCTGAACAGCCGCGTCGCTCGGGTCGCCAACGTTACCGCCGACACCTTCGAGCTGGAAGGCATCAACACCACCTCGGCCAACCTGTACCCGGCTGGCGGTGGCGCCGGATCCGTGCGCAAGGTCAGCACCTGGCAGCAGATCACGCAGGTTCTGGAGTTCACCACTTCTGGCGGCGAGCAGCAGTTCGTCACCTACTCGTTCCTTGAGGAGGATGTCGAGCACCAGATCCCGACCGTTAAGAGCGCGTCCAGCTTCGCCATGACCATCGGCGACGACGCTGAGCTGCCCTGGTACAGCATCCTGTCCGACGCCAACGACGACCGCATTCCGCGCGCCGTATCGGTCGTGCTGCCGTCCGGCTCCGCGATCTTCTACAACGGTTACGTGACCCTCAACAAAACCCCGACGCTCACCAAGAACGAGCTGATGGGCCTGCAGAGCACCGTGTCGCTCACTTCCGAGCCAATGCGCTACGCCGCGTAATGCGTGAAGGCCCGTCACTCGGCGGGCCTACTCTTTCCAGATAGGGACGATCCATGAGCGTGAAATTCACCCTGACCCCGAATCCAACCTTCAAGGCGCCGGTAGAAATCCCGCTGCCTGACGGCCAGGTCGCCAAGCCGGTGATGGAGTTCAAGCACCGCGACAAGGACAGCCTCGACGCGCTGGTGAAAAACCGGAGCATCAAAGACCCCGAGCTGCTGGGCGAGATTCTGGCCGGCTGGGATCTCGAAGAAGAATTCACCGCAGGCAGTATCGAACTGCTGTGCAAGAACTACGTCATGGCGCCAAAGGCCATTCTGACCGCCTACATCAATGCGCTGGTGGACGGTCGCCGGGGAAACTAGCGGGGGCTGTCGAGCGGCTGTATCGGAAGGGCGCCGACCCGGAAGAAATGGCTCGGTTCGGCTTGCGCCCCGAAGACTTCCCGGAAGAGCGGTTCGGAATATGGCCAGAGAACTGGCAGGTGTTCGACATCTTCCTTTCGATGCAGACCCAGTGGCGCATGGGCATGAAAGGCCCGACTGGCCTGGACTACACGGCTCTTGAATCTCTGTTCCGCATGAATGGCGTCAGGCGCAGCCAGCAGCGCGACCACCTTGAAGCGATGCAGATCATGGAGCGCGCCGCACTGAAAGCGATGGCCGAGAATCGGTGATAATCTGGCCCTTTCGAACAGGGAGGGGAACCATGCGCAAGATTCTCATCGCCGCGGCGCTAATCTTGGCCGCCGGCTGTGCATCACACGGCCGGCCAATCACGCAGGCGCAGATTGATCAGATCGAGGAGGGCAAAACGACCAAGCAGGAATTGCTGGCCAGCTTCGGCAAGCCGGTCGTCACCTCTCGCAACTCGGACGGCACCGAGATCATCGGCTGGGCCTATGCAAAGGTCGGGTTCGCTGGGTCGAGCTACCAGAACCAATCACTCACAGTAACGCTAGACCCTCAAGGCAAGGTCTTGAGGTACACGACAAGCGAGGTTGGCGATCCGCGCCGATAGTCGCAAAGCATTACAAGAGCCCGCCTAGTGCGGGCTTTTTCATGGCCGGAGAACAGCATGACCGAATACGCCCGCCTAGTCCTGAGCGTGGACAGCACAAGCGGCCTGAAGGCTGCGAGCGACTTGGATCGCCTGGAAGCTGCGTCCCGCAAGGCTGAAGGCGGGTTCGATCAGCTTGAGCGGCAGACCAAGCGCAACGCGATCGCTACTGGCCATCTCAAGACCGCCGTCGCCGCACTGGGTACAACCCTAGTCGCCGCTGTTTCCGCGTCGGCGCTGCGTTCCGCTGCCGGGCTGGTCCAGACCTATCAGGAGATGGCCGAGCGCGTGCAGATGGCCACGCGTAGCCAAGCCGAGTTCGAGCTTGTACAGCGCCGCCTGCTGAATACCGCAAATGGCACCTACCGATCACTGTCCGAGGCGCAAGAGCTGTACATCCGCACCGCCGACAGCCTCCGCAGTATGGGCTACTCGACTCAGCAGGCGCTGGACGTGACGGACTCGATGTCGTATGCGTTCGTGACAAACGCCACCAGCGCCGAGCGCGCCGAGGCGGCTATCAGCGCGTTCTCGAAGTCGATGAACACTGGCCGCGTAGCAGCTGATCAGTGGGAGACGATTACCTCTGCGCTGCCGTCTGTCATCAATGAGATTGCCGACGCAACCGGGCGCTCTGCTGCTGAGATTCGCGCAATGGGTGCGGCCGGCAAGTTGTCTGCGCGCGACCTTTCGGAAGGCCTGCGCAAGTCGCTTGACGACAACGCGAAGGCTGCCGCCAACATGGCGACCAACCTGAAAGACGCCGGGGTTCGCGCCGAGACTGCTATCACTGCGATCCTCGTCGCCGTGGAGAAACAAAGCGGAGCCATCCAGAGCGTCACGAACAACATCACAGCTGCAGCCGACTCGGTTCTAGCGTTCAGCGAAGACACCGAGGCGATGAAGGGCGCGTTGGATGGCATCAGCACTGCCGCCGAATACCTGGCCGTCGCGCTGGGCGCGCGCCTTGTAACCGCAATGCTGGCCTACACCACCGCACAGGGGCAGGCAGCAGTTGCGACAGTCGTCCGTATCGCCAAGGAGCGCGAAGCTCTAACGGTTATCGCCGCCCGCGCTGCTGCTGAGCGTCAGTCGGCAATGGCCGCACTGGCGGTCGCAAAGGCAGAGTTCGAAGCAGCAAAAGGCACCAACGCTCACGCGATTGCTGCGCGAAGCCTCTCAGCAGCCCAGGCGCTGGCATTGCAGGCTGCAACAAGCCACGCAGCAGCGCAGAACGCGCTCAATACGGCAATGACCGCTGGCACAGTAGTCGCCAATGGGCTGCGCAGCGCTATGGCTCTGCTAGGTGGACCTGCCGGCGTAATCCTGCTTGCTGCCGGCGCGCTCTACACGTTCGCCAGCAATGCGCGTGATGCAAAGCCGCCCGTCGATCTGCTCACCGACTCGATCAACGACTTGGGTGATGCAACGCTTCGCGCCCTGCGTGCGGACCTGCTCACCAAGATCGAAACCGAATCCAGTGGTGCGGCTGGCGAACTGACCGCGCTGAATGCACGCGTTGAGACGCTGCGCGACAACCTTTCTCGCTTCCCGAATAGCGCGAAGGCTCAGGAGTGGCGTGAAGAACTCGAAATCACTGCTGAGAAAGCACTGGTCGCAGACGAGGCGCTAGAAAAGTATCGAAAGCGTCTACGTGCGGTAGATGAGGAGATCGGCAAGCGCAGCAAGGCGCCGGAGCTGAGCGACCCGGAAGAGCCGACGACCAGCGCTGACGGGCAGAAAGCAATCGTCAGGATGCGCGAGCAGCTGGAACTGGCAAAGCTTCAAGGTGAAGCCCGCGCACGACTTGCGGCTATTCAGTCACTCGGTGCTGAAGCCACCAAGGAAGAGCGCGAGGAGGCTGAAAAGCTGGCTGGCGCGCTGTATCGCCTGGAGCAAGCTGAGCGCACGCGCGGCAAGACATCCGAGAAGACGCTTCAGACTCAGGTGTCCGCACTTGAGCTGCAGGCGAAGATGCTCGGCATGAACGCCACTGAGGCGGCGCTGTACAAGCTGTCGATGGATGGAGCCACTGAGGCCCAGCTTTCGAGCGCCCGCACTGCCTTGCAGGCCGTTGAGGCGTACGAGAAGCAGGCTGAAGCAATTCGCAAGGTTAACGAGGCCGAAGAGGGCACGAACCGCGAGGCGGTATCGATCATCGACGCACTGATGACCGAAGAGGAGGCGATTCAGCAGTCTTACGAGCGCCGCCGCCAAATCATCATGGATGCAACTCTGCTCACGGCAGAGGAGCGCAACGAGGCCATGATCAGGCTGGAGCAGGAGCGCGACGAGAAGCTGCTTGAGGTCAATGGCAGCTACTGGGAGCGGTACCTTGCGGCAGCCGAGGAAAGCCTTGGCAATTTCGACGAGCTGGCCGGCAATGTCGTGGAAGGGTTCAGCAGCCGCTTCGGCGATGCCTTCGAATCAATGGTGTTCGACGCCGAATCGTTGAGTGATGCAGTTTCTGGTATGGCCGAAGGGATGGCGCGCTCTGTAGTCAACGCTCTAGGGCAGATGGCTGCGCAGTGGCTTGCCTATCAGGCGGTGCAACTGCTGGTCGGCAAAACGACTCAGGCAAGCGCTGCGTCGACGATGACCTTCAACGCCCTGGCTTCACAGCAAATGGCGGCAATCAACGCCTTCGCGTCTACAGCAGCAATTCCAATCGTCGGCCCATTCATGGCGCCGGCCGCCGCTGCTGCAGCAATCGCAGCAACGACGCCGATGGTTGGAGCTGTTGCGTCTCTGTCGCTCGCTGGTATGGCGCACGACGGTATCGACAGCGTGCCTCGTGAAGGTACTTGGCTGCTCGAAAAGGGGGAGCGAGTGGTTGATCAGCGCACCAACGCCGACCTGAAGGATTTCCTTTCAAGCGGCGGCGAGGGCGGTGGCGACATGACTGTCAACGTCAACCTGATTGAAGACTCAAGCAAGGCCGGCAAGGTCGAGAAGACTCAAAACAGCGATGGCTCGTGGAGCGTGAACGCATTCGTCGCTGACATCTACAGCGACGGACCTGCATCGCAAGCAATCGGACGGAAGTTCGGAATATCTGGGGTGGGTCGATGAATGAGTATCCAGTAGAGCTTCCGTTTCCGACCAGGGATGGCTTTGCCATTGAGGCGGCGAATCAGATCGTTCGCACCGAAATGCAGAGCGGCCGGGCACGGCAGCGCGTCCGGTTCACCAGCGTTCCCTCTTTCGTCTCGCTGCGCTGGATCTTCACTACGCCGCAGGCGCAGCTGTTCGATGCATGGGCAAGCGATGTCGCAAAGGCCGGATGGTTCACGCTTAAGCTGAGAAGCCCGATCGGGCTGACCGAGCATCAGGCGCGATTCGTTGAGAGCCCGCAGGGGCCGGCGCTGTTCGGGCTTGATCGCTGGTCCTACACGGCACGGGTCGAGCTTCGCGACAAGCCGAAGGTTGCACCAGGCTGGGCGCTGTATGCCCCGCAATACATCCTGCTTTCCAGCGTATTCGATCAGGCTATGAACCGGGAGTGGCCAGAAGCATGACCATCCTCGAGCAAGTCTATGCCTCGGGCGGCGACGTTATCATTCACACCCTGGAGATCACGTGCGCTGCTTGGGCTGAGCCGATCCTGCTGTGCGGGGGGTTCGAGAATCAGTCAGTGATCGACGAGAACGGGCGTGCGCTGACCTTTGAGGCGGCAGCATTCCAGCTCGCCGAGCCAGAGCGTAGCAATCGCGGCAGCCAGACGCTGGACTTCGCCGTCGATGGCGTCATGGGCACGGCACAGCAGAAGGTCGACGCGGCGCTAGAGGCAGAGGAGCGAATTACCCTCATCTACCGGAAGTTTCTCGCCAGCAATCTGACTGAGCCGGCCGAGCGCCCGTATCGCATGACCATCCTTGGCGGCGAAATGAATGGCTCGACGGTCCAGCTGCAGGCTGGGTTCTTCGACCTGATCAACCGGCAGTGGCCGCGCGACGTTTACTCCACGACGTTCTCCCCTGGCCTGAGATACCTCTGATGCTCGAGCAATACCTATTCGCCCGTTACGTGGACGGCGGGCGAGGCGAGGTCGTGGGCGGAGTTCGGGAATTCGACTGCTGGGGGCTCTCATGCGCTGTGCGACAGGAGCTGCTTGGCCTGCCACCACTGCCCGATGCCGGCGTGATCAGTCGTCACCGGCTGCGCGAGTCCGCCAAGTCCTACCGGGTCTATGCCGATCTTCTGCCGGAAGGGCCGCCAATACCAGGCGCACTGGCTGCCGTTATGAGTGGCGATCTGTGCACGCACGTGGGCGTCGTCCTCGAACTGGACGGGATGCTGGCCGTAGCAGAGATCAACCCAAAGTCCGGCTTTCGCTGGCTCCGCATAGCCGACTTCGAACGCACCTACTACCGAGTGAAATACCATGCCGATCGAGATTTACGCGAGCAAGTTTGCGGCAGAGCCGGCTGAGCGCCACGAAACCAGCGTTCGCATGAGTGTGGCCGCTTGGCTGCGCGCCAATGTGCCAAGTTTCGAGGCCCGAGAAAAGGCACCGATTAGCGTAATGATCAATGGTCAGGTGGTTGATCCCACCGTGTGGGATGAAGTTCAGTTCTCGCCGTCTGACCTCGTGTCGATTTGCGCCGAGCCTAAGGGCAGCACACTCGAAACGATATTTCGTCCTGGCCCTCTGGCCAAGTTGTTCGGGCTCGGAAACCCGTTTGCTCAAGTCGCCCCGACCACCCCCAAGGCGCGACCGCAAGGCAAAGACCTTTCGCTGGTTACGGCAAAAGGCAACCAAGTATCGCTTAACGCCGTAATCCCAGAAATTGCCGGCCGGTTCAAAAGATATCCCGACTACCTGCTCCCCGCTCATAGGTATTTCGGAGGGCCGCGAGAGCAGTGGATCGAGATGCTGCTTTGCGTAGGGAAAGGAAAGTACGACATTCCGGCCAGCAAGATTCTGGTCGGTAACACGCCGATCATTTCGCTCGGCGCGGATGCTCAATACCAAGTCTTCCAGCCTGGCGCAAACGTCTCCGGCGACAGTGCGTCGATTTGGTGGCATAGCGCGTCAGAGGTTGGATCGACCTCTACCGGGACTGCAGGCCTTGAGCTTAAGGCTACCTATGAGGTCGACCCTGTTCCTGATGCAAACTCGTACCAGCTGAGCGGCACCACAATTGCAATTCCGACTGGCGCCGGTCAGTTCCCCGACGGCTGGGCTGCCGGCATGATCGTAAGGGTCGAATCAAGTTACCCCTACACAGTAATAGATGGCGGGGCAGGCCGCGACATAATCGAGGCCGACTTCAGCCAGCTCGACCCGTTTGTTGGGATGAAGATCGAGATAACCGGTGACAATGCTGGGCTGTATCAGATCGAGACCTACACCCCGCCAGTGGCGCCAAGCACAACGGGCCAGATCACGCTGAGCTACGTAGGCGGCGGCGCTGTAACCGGTCTAAAAATCGGCTCAGTATCAATGGGCATTGGTTATGCGGGGCTGCGCTACCGGATTACGGCGGCTGGGTTGTACTCAATCGCTGTAGAGCGACTGACCGACACTGGGGCTTCGGATACGTCGTGGGCTGGCTTCGCGGAACTACAAAGCTCGGCAGTGTCGATTTCGCTTGATGCATCAACCCAGCAAGGTGATTGGGCTGGCCCGTTCTGCGCGTGCCCATCTGGCGAAGCTACGAACCTCATCGAGTGGGACGTGATGTTCCCGGGCGGCTTGATCCATATCGGCAGTAAGGGCCAGCTGATATCTCGTTCTGTAACGGTCGAGATCCAGTATCGAGATTTTGACGCTGCGGGCGCTTGGACGTCGGTAAGCAAGACCATCACGCAGAAGACCCTTGATCAGGTCGGCTTCACGTTCCAGGAAGGGTTGCCAGCCATGATCCGCCCCGAGGTCAGGATGCGGAGAATCGGCGCCAAGTCGACCAACACCAACATTCAGGACAGCGTGCAATGGTACGGTCTGCGGGCAAAGCTGCAGGCTCCGAGCAGCTATGAAGGCGTTACGGTAATGGCTGTACGTCTGCGCGGGGGTGATCGGCTTGCCTCGCAATCTGAGGCGCTTGTTTCGGTCGAGGCTACCCGTGTTCTTCCGGTAAGAAACGGAGGCGCTTGGGATGTGGAGACGCCTACTCGCGACATCGTGCCGTGGATCATCCACGTCGCGCACTCGATTGGTTACACCGATGACGATTTGGACATGGCCGAGCTGGACCGCTTGCACGCTATATGGGCGGCACGCGGCGATCGCTACGACGCTGTGATCGACTCGGCGAGCACTGTAAAACAGTCTCTGCTTGAGGCGCTGCAGGCAGGTTTCGCAGAGTTCACAATAGATCGCGGGCTGATCCGCCCTGTCCGAGACGAGCCGCGCACGGTCATGGAACACCCGTACACGCCGCAGAACATGACCAAGGCGCTTACGCGGCAATTCTCGGCGCTCAAGCCTGACGACTTTGATGGCGTCGACGTTGAATACACAGACGGCAAGACCTGGCAGAAGGAAACCGTAGAGTGCCGCTTGCCAGGCGATGCCGGTATTCGTGTCGAGAAGATGAAACTTGATGGCGTGACAGGCCGGACGCAAGCCTGGCGCATCGGGATGCGGCGTCGAATGGAACAGAAGTATCGGCGCTGGTCGTACAACTTCGGCACTGAACTGGACGCACTGAACTCGCGCTATCTCAGCTACGTTCCGCTGCAGGACGACGTGCCCGGCTACGGCCAGAGCGCGCTGATGCTGAGCTACGACAGCGGCATCATTGAGTCATCCGAGCCGTTCGACTGGTCAGCAGGTGGAGCGCATGTTGTTGGCATTCGAAGGCCCGACGGCACGCTATCCGGACCCTACGCAGCGACCCGAATCGACGACTATCGACTGTCGATCACTGGCCTGGACTTCGAGCCCGACACAAGCTGGAGCATCGAGCCGCCGCACTTGCTGTTCGGGCCGGTCAACCGCTGGAGCTATCCGGCGCTGATCACGTCGATCAGCCCGAGCGGCACTGACGGCGCCTCTGTTGAGGCGGTCAACTACGCGCCCGAAGTCTACGCCTACGACGACGCAACGCCACCCGCCTAACAACTAGCCAACACACATACCGGACACGGCCCGCAAGGACGCCGTGCGGATTTGCACGCCTGGAGTAAACGCATGACTTTCAACACCGGAAACCCTGTTGGCTCGACCGACGCGCGGGATCTGTACGACAACGCGCAGAATTTCGACAAGCTGAGCGTGGGGCCTGAGCCTTCCTACCTGGACCGGCTTGGTGTGCCGCGCAAAAGCCTTGCAGGAATGGAGGCGGAAGATCAGCTCCAAAAAGCGGCGCGCGAACTGGCGTTCAATCAGTGGCTTTCCGCCTCAGGATTTGAGCCGGTGCACCTAGCCTACGTCCCCGGTCAGGCGTTTAGCGTTCTGCGCCCGACTCAGCTTATCGACTACAACGGCTCTGTATATCGGGTCGCTATGCCTGCAACATTCCCGGTCAGTTTGACCGGCACGTGGAGTAATGACGCGGCCAAACTTGTAGACGTTGGGGATCAGTCTCTACGCACTAGCCTTAATTCCGGCGCCGTGATTCCTTTCGGCCGGTTCAATCACTACGGTGGCCAGCTGGCGGCGCTCAAAGCATCACTAGGCAACCCGTTCGAACAGTTTACCGGAATTGCATTCCTTGGGGATTCGATCACCTGGGGGGCGACTGTTCCGGGCAATATTTCCCCTGGCTCCGATCTGACCACACTTGCGACTCGCCGTGATTATTTCGCGACAGCTACGTTCGTGAATGAATTTAAACGCTACCTGGGCCGGCAGTACTTTGAGAACGCAACCCCGGTCATCAGCAACTGGGCCGCTTCATCAGCAGGCGAGGCGATTGCGACCTATACGCGCAATGTGTTGCTGTACCCCAACCGGGCGCCGTTCACGTTTACGACGACAGGAACCGCGAGCATCGCGGATGCGGCAGCAGCGCAGTCTGTTACTGGATACCAAGCCACTATGACCGTGTCGGCCGGCGCCAACGCTGGCGAAATCGCTTTCAACATGACGGGCGAGGCGTTCAACCTTGTCTTTTCGGCAATTGACAGCGACGCGGGCGAGTACGAGCTATTCACGGACGGCGTTAGTCGAGGGCTGTTCAGCTTCGTTCCTAACGGCGGGACTATAGTAACCGGAACTTTCGGAAACCGGATTCAGCACACTTTCCCGTTCATCAAGAACAAAACCGTTCGAATCCGTCTAAGCGGAGCTGCGTATTCATCGGTGCGCCGGTTGCGCATCGAGGCTATCGAGATCCCAAAAACTGTACGGATCACCAACCAGGGGATCAGCGGCAGTAACTCGACACGCTACAAAAGTCGCGCATTAACCACAGCATATCTTCCAGATATCGCCGTTACGCCGAAAGACAATTACGCGTTTGTTCAGCTCGGCACAAATGACCGACTAGACAGCACCTGGCCTAACGGTCTGAACGCGTTCGAGCAACAGATGGACGAAATTTTCGATATTCTCGATCCGCTGTGCGCGCCAATCGTAATGTGCGCCAACCATGTCGATACAGCTAACCAGTCTGGCAAGCGTTTCACGATGCAGGATATTCGCGGCGCACTGAACAAGCTGGCGCGGGCCCGGAATTACGATTTCATCGACAATTACGCTATTTTCAACTGGTCAGACCCGGCAGCCACTCTAGCTGACGGACTGCACCCAAATGCTCTAGGACACCAGATGATCTACCGCAATATCGTCGAGGCACTGGAGCAGGCCTAGTGCCAATTCGCTTGGGATGTAAGTACTACAGCCCCGCCAGTCGGGGCTTTTTTTCGCCTGGAGTTCATATGCACACATCACAGAAGGGGCTTGACCTGATCAAGTCCTTCGAGGGGCTGCGCCTGTCTGCCTATAAATGCCCGGCTGATGTTTTTATATGACGCTTTCCGTCACGTATCTTGTAAATACAAGACGTAGAAACCCCAAACCAATCAGATATCTGAGAAACCATAAACCCGTTTTCTACTAGAACAAAAATCGCGTGCGCTTGGGCGTTAGTAATTTTTGCGCCGGGCGCTAGCTCTCCTCTTAGATCAACTAGACCAGTTGCCCATTGCCTCTTTGTGTTCTCGGAAAGAGTTACCCATTCAAGATTGTCTGCGCGGTTGTTCTTTTTGTTCCCATCCAAATGATCTATTGATGCGCCGTCAAAGTAGCCATCAACAAAAGCCATACCGACAAGCCTGTGGACGCAGAATTTGCGGCGCTTCCCTTGAACCATCAAAGCAACTTCTAGGTATCCGCTTTTTGTTGTGGACGGAGACAATGTTTTTCCTGGGCGCTTTTGTACGAACTCGCCTTGGATCTTGCCGTTCTTCATTCTTCCGTGCACTACGGATAGCCTATCGAGAGACCGAACATTGCCGAAGTTAGACACTTCAAGCGGGTAGTCAATGTCTTTGCATAGTTTCCAGATTTCAACATCCATCAGTTCATTCCTATGACTGACCAGTAATGGTGGTAAGAATACATGAAGGATATACATAAAACAAGTAACGCAGGTCTTGACTTAATAAAGAGGTTCGAAGGATTTAGCGCCAAGGCTTATCCAGACCCAGCTCACGGATGGAAGGTCCCAACCATCGGTTACGGCACCACGGCCGGCGTGAAGATGGGCGACACCATCACAAAGGAGCGCGCCGAGGAACTGCTGCGCGAGGACGTGAAGCGGTTCGAGGATCAGGTTCTGCGACTGGTCAAGGTTCCGCTGACGCAGGGCCAGCTCGACGCCTTGGTCTCGTTCACCTACAACCTTGGCGCCGCCAACCTCGGCAATTCGACGCTGCTGCGACTGCTGAACGCTGGCGACTACTCCGGCGCTGCGGCTCAATTCGACCGCTGGGTCTATGCCTCGGGCAAGAAGCTGGCCGGGCTCGTTAAGCGCCGCGCTGCTGAGCGGGCACTGTTCGAAGGGAAACCACCATGCGCCTAATCATTGCCGCCTGCCTGCTGCTCACCCTACAAGGCTGCGCAGCCTCGCTCGCGTCCTACTACTGCGGCAAGCCAGCCGTAGACCGCGCGGTATACCGTGCCGTGATGGATACCCGAACCGCACCGCACAAGGTGAGGGTTGAATGCCATGAGTGAGAAACCATGGTTCTCCGGCGCGCTGGATCTGCGGGCGTACAAGCCGGGCGAGTGGGTGTTGCTCGAGCCGTTCCGGTATCACGCACGCGACGGTCGGGAGTTCACCGTGCCGCGCTGGTTCGTGACTGACCTTGCGTCGATACCCTGGCTAGTTGACCCGCTGTTTGATGGGTTGGATCACCGCGCCGCTGGCGTCGTGCACGATTGGATTTATTGCTCTCAGCAGGTCAGCCGCGCCGAAGCCGACGAGCTATTCCGCGAGATGCTGGAAATCCTCGGCGTTGGAGTCATCAAGCGGAACCTGATGTACTCCGGGCTGCGCGTGGGCGGCTGGTATCGGTACAACCAGTGCAAAGGCGGGCCGAAAGGCGAGGACTTCGCCTGGGAGTTCATGACCTCGGCAGAGCGTGAGGCGTACCGGATCAGGTTTGGGCTAGGCACTCCAGCGCAAACTGAACAGGGTAGGGTGCCGGCCTGAACGTCGCGCTCACCTCATCGCTCAGGTAGTAGCGCATTACGCGATCACTGATACCCATCAACTGCGCCGCTTGACGCTGAGTCAGTCCGGCGCTATCCAGCAACCCGCGCAGGTAGCGCGGGTCTGGGTTGTGTTGAGAGGCGTCAGGCTTCATGGCTGATAAGGTCGTGGGCCAGCTCTACAGCCTCCTGATCTTCGTCGGTGATGCCGAGGGCCAGCAGGGAAGCGCCGTCTTCCAGTGTGGCGCGGATTGCCTGCGCATCTTCAGCGCCGGCTTCTTTGATCAGGTCGATGATGTCTTGTGCAGTTTTCATGGTGTCTCTCCTTGGGTCGCCTCGCCGTTGTGGCTGGCATGGGTTAACTATAAGCGGAACATTGTTCCTACGCAAGCGAAAGATTGAAATAGTTTTTTTGGAGGGGAATTGAGGTTGCCCGGACGGGCTGAGATGGGTCAAATCTTGGGGCAATTTTTGGGGCAGAGTATGGTTTTTCGTGGGCCTGTGAGGGCTTGCAGCCCAGTAAATACGTGGAGCTTACCCCGCCAAAACCCCCATTAGAACTGCATGGTGATGTTTGCGGTAGAAATCAAGAGGCTTTATCTCGCGGGTTTCAGAGGTGTGGTGCTACGCTTGGGGCACTTTTGGGGCAAACTGTAATTTGCGCATCTCGGCCCAATCGCCTTCGCCGTCGATCCAGCGGGCATACCGAGACAGCAAAATCTGTATCGAATGGCCGAGCTGCTTGGCGATGAATGCCGGTGTCATTCCGGCCATCAGGCACATGGTTGCGTAGGTGTGGCGCGCATTGTACGGAGGTCGGTAGCGAATACCCAGCGCCTTCAGCGTCGGGCGCCACTGATGATGCAGGTCACTCGTCTGCTGAATGAACTGTGAGCTCTTGCTGGGCGGGAAGCAAAACGGGAAATCGGTCAGTCGGCCGCTGCCGGACGCGCGCCGCTCGGCGTACTGCTTGGCGAACAAAAGGGCATGAACGGCCCGGTCATTCAGAAGCACAAACCTATCCTTCTTGGTCTTCGTCCGCTCGACGACCTTCTTCTTCGCTACGGACCTGCAGACGTGGACCGTACGCCTCTTCAGATCGACCTCTTCCCAGCGAAGGGCGGCGATCTCTCCTAGCCGCATTCCGGTGTAGAAAGCGAACTCAAAGAAGGCCGCGTATATCTGGCTGGGCCAGTGCTCCGTTTCGTAGAGCCTGGCAATTATCCTGTCCGCCTCATCCTGCGTGAACGGGTCAACCTTCGCTTCCGTCCGCGTTGGTATATCCAGCGCCTGGATCGGGTTCTCCGCAATCAACCTGTCCGAAACCGCCGACTCAAGAATGGTGCTCAGCTTGTTCATGGCGTTCGCCTTAACGCCGTCCGAGGTCCATGGGATCTGGACGACGAGCTCGCGCATGAAGGCGGTCGTCAGATTGGGGAGGGGGGTTGTTGCGAGATAAGGCATCCACCAGATATTGAGCACCGACTTGTAGTTGTCGCGCGTCCCTTCTGATATCGATCGACTGTCGAGCCAGACCTGGGCGTACTGCCCGAACCCGCGCGAGACGCTGGAAATAGCGTTCGGCGAGCCGGGGAAGAGCTCGGCATACTTCCGCTCGTCGAAGATGCCGTGCTTGATCTGCTGGACTACTTGATCGCGTAGACGGGATGCAGCGGCAATGCCCGCTTGCGTCGGGGGGAGGGCGAGGGTTTCTGAACATCGCTTCCCGTTCCAGCTGAATCGGATGCGGATCGTATCGTTGCGTAGCTCAACTCCGGTGGGCAGTGCCATAGGCTTTCTTGCCATTCTTCGTACCTTGATCGGCTGTAGTAGATTCGTCCATTGATGCGATTCCAGACGCCCTCGGGAATCTGGTTCCGGCTTCGCCTGCCTTCTAGGGCTCGATCGGTTGTGCCAAGTATCATGGCCATCTGCTGTTCGGTCACCTTGTCAGGGAACCACTCCGGCAGATTCTCGAGTTTCTCTGCGCCCATCTCTCACCCCCTCACCGTTACGCCGGCTGCTATCACTGCGCGGCACGCCCGTGCAAAATCCCGAGTCTGCTCAGTGGTATTGAAGTTCAGGCACACCATGCCGAGCTGGTGATGGACGCTTTCAATACCATCCAGCTTCACTGAATCAGCTAGCGCCTTTTCATAGAACGCCACCGCCACGCTGCAGAACTGCTGCTTCAAATCCTCGAACTGCTCGCTGTGAGGCTGCCTGTCCCACCACGCCTCGAACTCTGCTATCGCCTTGTCTGTGTGCTGCATGTCTATCTCCTATCGGCAGGTCCGCACGTCGGCGTCTGGGTTGGCAATGCACGCCTCGAGATAGCGCGCCACGAACGGTACGAAGTGGACGTAAAGCCCCCAGCCGTTCGGCGAGTTGAACTGTTCAAAGTGGGTCGGCCTCTCGACTAGCTGAGCCAGCCCGGCGCGCAAAGGCTCAATCAGCTGACTTGCCTTAGTCACGCCGATTTCATCCGGGCGCCATAGGTGTTCATAGATGCCAGCCTCGCCAGCCATTGTGTTCAGGTTGTGGGTGATGTTGGCGTCGTACAGGCATCGGTCTTCGTCGTCATAAAGCGAAACGTCCAGGCTCATGGCGCAGAACTCCTCCCCGCCGACTCTCGCCGGCAGGCTGTGTGTTTGGGTGGGGTTAGGGGTGAGTGCCTGACTTGGAGTCAGCGTGCTACGCACTCGACTACGCCAGCGCCTCCGCACTTGTGGCACCAGCGCTTTTCAAGGCTGTAACCGCGGCATACTGGGCAGTGGACGATCCATGGTTCCGGCTTAAAGATCCGCGTCAACTTTGCTCGCTCGACGTGCCGGCTGTCTCCTGTCTTGCTTTGCATCCATTCATCAGTGGTAGCCATTCACGCCTCCTTCGCAGCCATGGCGGCATCAGCTCGCCATTTCACATTGGCCTTCCAGCCTTCAACCAGGGCTTCGCGCTCGTCTGCGCCTACACCGGCAAGTCGAAGCACGGACAACGCTATATCTGCATGGCCACTGCCGTCTGAACTGGTAACCTGGCAGAGCGCCTTGCAGGCGAAGTTCAGTGCCTCCTGCAACCTATCCCGCTCGGCGGTCACGGCTGACAGGGCGGCGCTTGCATATCGCTTCGCAACGTCGCTGGCATAGTCAGCGTACAGTCCGTCGCTCAGTCCGCCCATTTCGTACTCGCGCTCCACGTCTTCGAGAATGGGTTTTAGGTCAATCCCCCCTTCCGCCTCTGCGGTTTGGGCGAGGATTGCGCGGATTTCCTCGCACTCCCCGTAGATGCTCATGCCATCCATGTAGCACCGTTCGATCCTTTCCAGCAGCTCCCGATCAACCGATACCTTGCTCATTCCACTGCCTCCAGTGCCTTGGCCGGGTAAATCTGCACGCTGCCGGCGTGGGCCTCGCTCTCTACGGCGTAGCCTTCCGGGGTCAGTGCGGTGGAGTAGGTGCCGCAGACGTGGCCAACCCACTCGCTGCCGGTGGACTTCTTCACGAGGTCGCCCATGCGGAACTTGCCTTGCGGGGCGGTCTGCGCGATGGGGGAGCGGTAATACTCGACCCGCTTGTAGTCGGTTCCTGGGTGGCGGCGCTTGGCTCGTTGCGCTTCGTCCTCGCTGTCAAAGAACGCCAGCGTACCGTCACTCACATCTTTCTTGATGAAGCGTTCAGGGCCGGTGGCGTCGAACAGCACCCAAAACACGGCGGGCTGCTCATCCTGCGCCGGGGCTTGCTCTACTGCCGGCTGCCCATCCCTGAACCCCTGCGCTGCGGCTGTGGCCATGTCGACGGCGGTGAAGGCGTCGGCTGGCTCGGCCTGCGGGGATAGGGCGGCGTCGATGCTGTGCAGGAACGCCGCGGTGCCGCTGATCCTGTATGAGCTGTTCGCCAGCAGCGCGCGCAATTGGCGCAGCAACCCGCGCAGCTTCTCGTTATCCGCCTTCGCAGCCCCCAGCTCAGCGCCGATTCGCCCGGCTAGCTTCAGTGTGTCGTTCATTGCTCAATCTCCTTGATTGTGGCCAGCGGCAGCCCGCTCATCGCCAGCGGTTCGTCGTAGCAGACGCCCATCATCTCGGGCCATTTGCGCGGCTCGCCAGACTGGATGACTCCCAGGTCGTGTGCGCGATCCCATGAAAGGCGATGCCGGATGACCTGATACAAGTCCCACGCAACGCCATCCTCTCGGCGCTTTGTGGCCTCCGGCATCAGCGTGTTCGCCAGGCGCTGTATCTCGTGCCGCGTGGCGTGGACCTGCTCCCAGTCGCGCCGGTCGTAGAAGCCCGGCAGCCGCTCAATGGCGTGGTCGATCTGACCGATCTTGATCCGCGCCAGTAGCTCGCAGGCCTCTTGAAGCTCTGCTGCCTGGCGCTCGGTTACAGTGATGGTGTAGGTGCGCTCAGTCACGGAGCGATCCTCCGAAGAGGCTCACGCGGAGGAATGCGCGGCTCGACGTCAATGAAACCAGAGCCTCGGAAGTCGCCATCAGTAGCGCGGGCCATGTCCACCTCAAGGCGCGCCGTGGCGTTCACTTCAGCCGCGACCTGGGCTATAGCCTTCGCTTGTTCAATCGAGTAAGTGCCGGCCAGCACGCCCTCCATCGTCTTGCCGAGAATGGCGCGCAGATCACTGAGGTTGTTCATGGTGCTGCTCCAGTTTGTTGAGCTTCCGCTTGAACCAGCCGAGCGTTATGGCGGCCTGGCGATATTCGGGTGGATAGCGGTCGATTGAGTTGCGGCGCATGTTCTCCGCGCGGGTGACCAGCTCGAGGTTGTCGATTGAGATGTTGGCGGGGGTGCGATCCTTGAAGACGAGGAAGTGACCTGTCGGCACGGCGCCGTTGTGCTCTTCCCACAACATCACGTGGACCGGGCGCCAGTCAGTGCGCTTGTTGCCGGTGTCCGCCACCTTGCGGTAGAGGATGCCGCCCTTGTCGGTGCGCTCCGCTCCGATGGGGCGCCAGGTGTTCGATGGCCGGTGACCCAGCTTGAACTGCGTGTCCTTGGCCCGGCCTCCTGCCTGCCATCCTTTGCGGCCAGAGTTCCATGTCTGGTGGCCAGGCTTGAACCTGCCGCAGCCTGTGATTTCCTTGAACTCATCCGGTCGCGTCAGTCCGAGTTTCGACACGCGATTGTGAATCGAGCCAGTGCCGCGCCCCATCAAGGCTGCTATCTCGGTGATGGGCTTGGTGGCATACAGTTCTGCCAGTGTTGCGTCCTCTGCCGGCGTCCAGTGCCGGTATTCCGTGCGCCTCCTACCGGCGAGCGGGCTCGCGCAAGTCATCTCTCCTCCTAGGCGACGTGCCGCCAGCTGCGGTAGTCGCGAACTTTGTCGATGGTTCGTTGGTGGACGCCGAGTTTTTCAGCCCACTGGCGCGCGGTGAGCCCGCGGCGGTTGGTCCGTATCTCACGGACGACTTCAGCGTTCAGCCTGGCGTGCGGCAGACGCTCGCCACGAAGCGCAAACTCATAAGCGCGGCTTAGGTATTCGGATCGGGTCATGCTGCCTTCCTGCGAGCCTGCGCCCGCGCTACAGCCTTCGCGTAAAGGCACGGCCGGCAGTAGCACTGCCAGACGCCAGTCGTCTTGATGAACTGGAAGTGATCATCGTCCAGCGGCTTCCACTCATTGCAGCAGCCGCATAGCTTTTCGCTGACGCCGTTGATCTCGCGCCGGACAAGCCGGCCTTTCAGTGTCCTGCTCATGCCGCCACCGATCTGGCCTTTCTGGTCGCCACGGCCTTGGCTCGCGCCGCCTGCTTCTTCTCCGGGCAGGTGATGCGGTAGGGGATCAGTTTCTCCTCTACGCGAATCGGCTGGGTTTCCACCGGCCCCTTCGCAGCCTCAAACGCTGCCATCTTCCTTGCGATTTCCTGGCGCGCAGCCTCGTGCGCGGCCGGCGTGTGCACGCGGTCGTACTTGAACTCTTGCATTGGGATGTACCGGGAGGAGGGCGCGCGGGGCGCCCGGGTTACGGTTTAGCGGGGAGTGCTTCGAAGAATGCGTTCAGGTCGCCGGGCTCAACTGCGTAGTCGTCCCATTTGCCGCCTCGCTCGGAAAGCGAAACCGTGGAGTATTTCCTCGCGATTTCGCCTGGGATCAGCAGCGTTTTTATCAGGTCGTCGCCGCTCTCGCTCATGCAGAAGCAGACGAAGAAATCTGCGTACATTTCCTGCTTCTTCATGCTGAATGCCCAACGCTTCAACTTGCACGCCTTGTGTCCGAACTTGAGCGTCGAGGTTTTCACGTCGACACCGTAATCGCGCACGTTGAAGTCGATCTTGCTCTGAAACATGGTCTCGTTGTGGCTTAGTGCGCCGGGAACGAGGCGCAAGAAAAGCTGCTCACCTCGCGCGGCAAGCCGATCTTTGTCTGAACCATATTTCAGCTTGTCGCCCATGACCGGCTCTCCTGCCGATCGAAGATGGACGTACACGGTCTGCCAAGGTATCCCTACGTCGACAGCTGCGAGTTTGAGATTGCGATGCTTCCTATATGCATCGATGCAGGCCTGTTGTACGCCCATCTGCGCGCCTCCTTAGAACGGGATTATGTCGTCGAAGCCTGTGTGATCATCCGGCGGCGCGGCCTGCTGGCTCCGCTGCGCCTGACGCGGTGCTTGCTGCTGTGGCTGCTGTCGCTGTGGTTGCGCCGCCTGCCCCTGGCCATCGCTGGCGAACTTGATCTCAGAACAGCGGCAAACCAGCTTTACGCCTTCCGTGCCGTCATTCTTGGGGAATGTCTCGATGTGCAGATCGGTGCCAGTGAAGAACACTTGCTTGCCTTTGGTCAGGTACTCAGCCAGCCCTTCGGCTTGCTTGCCCCATAAGGTCACCTCATACCACTGCGTTGGCTTCTTGCCGTCCTGTCCCTTCCGGCCGTAGTCCACGGCTACCGGGATGCTGCAGACAGGATCTCCTGATTGGGTGTGGCGAAGTTCGGCGTCACGACCGATGCGGCCAAATTCTGATACTGGCATTGATAGCCCCTTACTTGATTCGGATGGATGATTGGCCGCGCTCGAGGCGCGCACCGGGCACTTCCTCGCCGGCCTTAAGCTTGGCGGCGATGGCAGTCTTGTCTGGCGCGATCTCGGTCTTCACGCGCATCAGGTCGTCGGGGATCCTGTTCTCGTCATCCACGACTACCGACTCGCGGCCTTTGGCCAGGGTGATGGTGAATAGTGGGCAGCTGATCTTCGTCATCCCGCACGCTTCCATGTTCTCGCGCAGGTACTCCTTGATCTCGCGCTGTCGGTTGGTAACGAGCCGCTTGCGCTCCTGCAGGCGCTCGATTTCCTTGTCCAGCGCAGCAACGTCGGCGTCGAAGTTCAGGATGACGTGCGACACGGCCAGCGCCTTGTCGTTGAACTCGGCTTCTATGCCCGCCATCGTGTCGCGGATGGCGACGGCCAGATCCTCGTCGGCCGTCTCCTGCAGCGTGGCCAGCTCCTTGAACTGGCCGGTGATCTCGTAGAGTGCGCTCATGCCGCCTCCTTCTGCTCAAGCTGGGCTTTGCGCTCATCGAATGCCTGGGCTAGGCGCTTGACGAACTTGTCTTCATTGCGGCGCGTGGCGCTGCGAACGTAAGAGGCATGAAGCTTGGAAAGCTCGTGCATGGTCTGCGCGCCGGCCATCGTGTCGAGTGCAGCCTTGAGCCAGTCGAGCCGCTCTTGCGCTTGACGCGCCACCTCGGCTTCCTTGTTCTCGGCCTGCTCAAGCTGGGCCTCGGCCTCACGCTCAGCCACGTAGTCGCGGTCGTCGTAGAGCCCTAGGAAGATGTCAGCGCTAAAGCCGAGCATCGCCAGCGCCTTCTTCACGGCATCGGTGAGCGACTTCTTCGGCGCCTCAGTGTCCGTGGTGACGCCCCACTTGCTCTTGTAGGTGAACGGCGTGCACCCGTACTGCTCGACCTCGCCGCGTTTGTCGCCCTGCATGAACCAGAGCTTGACGCGGATCGTGTGGCCGATCTCGTGCCCGATCAGCTCGCCCTTGTCGTTACGGATCTCGCCGCCCTGGTCGAAGCGCTCCTCGGCGACCGTCCAGCCCCAGCCGATGCCGACCGGGCCAAATACTTCCGTGGCGCGCTTGATCATGTGCTGGCCGCTGATGCTCGTGATCTGCTGGCCGTTGACCTTGGCGGACTTGGTGGCCTCCGGCGCGGTCTTCTCAACCTGGTTCCAGATGCTCATGTTCTGGTTGTTCATGCTCAACCTCCGAAAAGTTTGTAGATCGCCGCCTCGCCAACCAGGCCGATCAGCAGCGCGCCAGCCAGCACGCCGAACCCGGTAAGGGTCCACCACGCCGCTGCGAATGAGTGGCCTGTGGGGGTGTCGTCGTAGGGGAGGGATTGGGTGCGGTTCATGGGGTCACCAGTTCGTCCGGCACCTGCACTGTGTCACCCAGCTTGGCCCCTACGATGGCGCGGCAGGCAGCGATCAGGACGTCGCTTGCTATGTATCCGATACGCATCCCGGCCTGAATGAAGCTGGCTGAGTTTTCGGAAATCCGCAGCTCCAGGCCGATGCGCTTGCCTTGCTCAGCGATCAGCGGCCCGCCGTCTTTCCAGCAACGCGACGGGTTCCAGCCGTAGAGTGAACCGACATAGCCATTCGGTTGCGTGTCGTACCAGATGTAGCCGTATGCCTTACCAACTGCGTGATATCCAGCGGCGTGGCATCCATTGCGCTGCTGATGCCTCAGAGTGAGGTTGAGT